CCAACTTAATATTGTTGGATAGTAAGAAGGGTCGGTGGGATTTTCCGGAATTGAAGCAGGTCGCTTTGGACCTTTATAAATTTTGGGAGCCTGATACAGTGATTGTGGAAGCAAAGGCATCTGGGATGCCTCTGACACACGAATTACGGAATATGGGCATACCGGTAGTGAATTTTACGCCCAGCCGTGGTAATGACAAAGTCAGCCGTGTGCATAGCGTCTCGCCGTTGTTTGAAGCTGGGATGGTTTGGCATCCTGACGAGATGTGGGCGGATGAGTTAATTGAGGAGGTTGCTGCATTTCCCAATGGCGAGCATGACGACTTGGTGGATAGTATGACGCAAGCACTTATGCGATACCGTCAAGGGAATTTTGTTCAGTTGCCAACTGATGACTGGGAAGATGAGGAAAACTCTGTTAAAGTGCGAATGTATTACTAAAAGCAGAAGGGCGCGTACATGTATAGGTCTGCGGTCAATCTAGGGTCAGGCGGCTTCAGTGACGTCGGCTATTACGCCGACGGCGGCGAAGTTATGACGATGGATATGGGCCAGACCGCACCCGGCGCTACTCCGACATATCTTGACTACATGCCCGAAGAAATGCAACGGGATGCGGAACAAGAAGAACAAGGCTTTGGTTCTTTTTTATGGGATACGCTGACAGGCGAAGACCCTACCGAGGATTTGCGGAAAAGTGCCAGAATTGGCGGTACGCGGACCGAGGCTCTTTACGGTTCTGATCCTTCTTTTATGCAACAGCTCATTGAGCGTTACGACTACCCCAGCGTTTTTGATCCTGTACAAGGCCAGATGGTCATTCCTACCGGCAACGAGCCGGAAAGTATGCGTATGGCTCGTCCACGTCATGACCTGCCGACGTATCCTGAGTTAGAAGACGCACGGGCCCATATGCTTGGTTCTGCGGTATTGGCTAAAGAGTATGGTCCAGAAACTGCGGAAACGGTTGGTGATTTCAACGAATTTTTGGATCGTTTTGGGCCATGGCCGTTTGGCGGACAGAATGCGCGTGACGCGGCGATGGATAAGCGCAACAACGCTGTTGGTCGTCAGATATTTATGCAAGCTGGTATGAACGCCAGCGTTCAAGACCTGACACGCATGGTAGATGCGAGGGTTTTTGAACAATTGGATCAGATTATGGGCCGTACAAAAGAGGAGCAGATGACGCCAGCCCCGGGTCAGCCTCGCGCTCCACGGAACTTTATGTCACCTCCTACGGGGCCCGATGTTTACTTCCCCCGCAATGAGCAGGGTTATTTTGATACGACGCGTCGGATTATGGGTGTTTCGCGCCCATATCGGAATTATCAGTGATCGTATCGGGGAGAGTTGAATGGCAGACCCAGGACTGAACGGATTTAAGAGCAGCTTAGTAGACAGGAACGTTCCGTCACAGCTCTCTGAGGAAGATTTAGCTGCGGAGATGGAAATTGAGCTTCCGGATTCGCAGAACAATGTAATGGCGATGATTAACGCGGAAGGCGTTGGTGAGATTGGCATTACGCCTACCGAAGACGGTGGGGTTGAGATTGACTTTGAACCGCAGGATCAGCGCGGTCAGAACGAAGATTTTTATGCAAACTTAGCTGAAGAGATGCCTGACCGCGAGTTACAGCGCATTGCCAGCGAACTTCTGGGTGAATACGACGCAAACAAGGCAAGTCGTCAGGACTGGGAGGATGCGTATGCGAATGGTCTCGAACTTCTTGGCTTCACTTATGAAGAAAGGACGCAACCTTTCAGAGGCGCTTCGGGCGTCACTCACCCGCTTTTGGCGGAAGCTGCAACCCAGTTTCAAGCTCAAGCATTTAACGAGCTGTTACCTCCTTCGGGGCCCGTTAGAACTATTGTCATGGGTGCGGAATCGCGTGAAAAGGTTGCTCAAGCGCAGCGCGTAAGAACATTTATGAATTACTACATCACGAATGTGATGGAGGAATACACGCCAGATATGGACCAGATGCTGTTTTATCTGCCTCTGGCCGGTTCTACGTTCAAGAAAACGTATTATGACGAGACGCTAGGTCGTGCGGTATCCAAGTTTGTTCCTGCGGAGAACTTGGTGGTTCCTTACGAGACCGCGGACCTCGAAACATGCTGCAACATCACGCAAGTGGTTAGAATGTCACTAAACGATCTGCGTAAGCGCCAGCTTGCCGGGTTGTATTTGGACGTTGAAGTTATCCCTGCTCAGAAAGATTTGACTGAGATTGAGGATAAGCTGGACCGCATTGAAGGTATTGAGCCTAGCCAGATTGATTATGACTGCACCATCCTTGAGTGCCACGTTGATCTGGACCTAGAGGGCTACGAAGATTTGGATTCCGATGGCGAGCCTACCGGCATTCGGATTCCGTACATTGTGACTTTGTCGATGGACAACGGTCAGGTTCTGTCGATTCGCAGAAACTTCCGCGAAGACGACGATCTGAAGAAAAAGATCGCGTACTTTACGCACTACAAATTCCTCCCGGGTTTCGGCTTCTACGGGCTTGGTCTCATCCATACGATTGGCGGGCTGTCACGCACCGCCACGGCGGCACTGCGACAGTTGATCGACGCCGGTACGTTGTCCAACCTCCCTGCGGGTTTCAAGGCCCGTGGACTGCGTATCCGGGATGACGATGATCCGTTGCAGCCCGGTGAGTTCCGAGACGTGGACGCACCGGGTGGGGCTATACGGGATAGCCTCATGCCGCTGCCGTTTAAGGGTCCAGACCAAACGTTGTTTAACTTGCTGGGCTTTGTGGTACAGGCCGGTCAACGGTTTGCCACGATTACGGACCTCAAGGTGGGTGACGGCAATCAACAGGCTCCGGTGGGCACGACCATTGCGATGATGGAACAGGGCTCGCGGGTCATGAGTGCCGTTCACAAGCGCTTGCACTACGCGATGCGTCAGGAGTTTAAGATTCTTGCTCGCGTGATGTCTGAGTATCTACCGCAGGAATATCCGTATTCGATTGCTGGTGGCGACCAGAAGATCATGGCAAAGGATTTTGATGACCGCGTGGATGTTATTCCGGTCAGTAATCCAAACATCTTTAGTCAGGCGCAGCGCATTATGCTGGCGCAGACAAAACTACAGCTCGCGGCCCAAGCCCCTGAGATACACAACATGCACGAAGTATACCGTGACATGTACGAGGCTTTGGGAGTGAGCGATGTAGATCGTTTAATGAAGGCAATTCCTGCGGAAATTCCTGAACCGCTTGATCCGGCGCAGGAAAACATCAACGCATTGGATATGTTGCCGTTGAAGGCGTTTGAAGGACAGAACCATCAGGCGCATATCTCGGCGCATTTGACGTTTGGTACATCTCCGCTGGTTGCTCAGATGCCACCGGTGGCTATTTCGTTGCAGAAGCATGTTATGGAACACGTCCAGATTGCTGCGCGTGAACAGGCCGCGGTGCAATATTTGCAGCAAGTGCAACAGCAAGGTGGCCAGCCTGCCGATGACGAGCAAATGTTGCAGATCGAGCAGCTTACCGCACAGCTTGTTTCGGAAGGCTTGCAACAGGTCAAGCAGATGTCTGGCGAACTATCTGGCGCGGGGGCCCCGGACCCACTTGTGCAGCTCAAGGAGCAGGAGCTTCAGCTCAAGGCACAGTCCGATCAGGCCGACAACCAGATCGACCAAGCAAAGGTGCAGTTGGACCAGCAGTCCATGCAGATGCGGTCAAACCAATTCCAGCAACGTTTGGCGTCGCAGGAAAGGCAAACGCAAGCTCGTATTCAATCGGCGATGGAACGCGAGCTCCTTAAACAACGTAACAATGGAGGGTCACCCCAATGAAAAATCGTCCAGTAAAAATTAACGGCTCTGCGCCGAAAAATCCGCCTAAGCCTGAAATGGTCGGCAAAGAGAAGAAAGCCCCTATTGCAGGCGATAAGTTCCGCCGGGTAAAAACCCGTGGTACTGGCGCTGCTATTAAAGGCACAATGCACATGGGCTGTTGCTGATATGCCGCTGAAGAAAGGCAAAAGCCAGAAGACTGTAAGCAGCAACATCAGTAAGCTGCGGGATGAGGGCTACCCTCAGAAGCAGGCTGTGGCGATTGCGCTTTCTAAGGCGGGTAAGTCAAAAAAGAAGAAGGTGGTGAAGAAGGCCAAGGGCGGAGCCATCAAGGGATTTAGTCCCATCGCGCGTAAACAGCGTTTTGAAGGAGTGTTCTGATGTACGGCGGTTTACAGCTTAATGGCATTCCGAATCCTTTCCGTCGCCCTGAAGATCAGGGTATTGCCTCTCTCGCCCCAACTAGCGGATAAAGTAACTTTTTAAAAGTTATCTTAATGATACAGTGTCCCTACGACTTGTTCGGTCTGTTTTAAATCGCCATGGCAGGCATTGTAGGGGCGGATATGGGGGTTTCTGCTTGGATGGCCCGTAAATAATCTTTCCAAACATCGGTCTTGGGTATAGGATAAGATGCGGGAAATCTTAGGAGGAGCCCTATGTTACAAGCACTAATCGGTCCGATAACTGGTCTGCTGGACAAGTTCATCCCGGACGCCAGCGAAAAGGCCCGGCTTGCACACGAAATTTCGACGATGGCCGAAAAGCAAGCGCACGAGATTGCGCTTGCTCAGATCGCAGT